CGTATGTCCAACACGTCCTATCAACGCTCTATGGCTGATATGCGCGCCGCTGGATTAAATCCCCTCTTGGCCTACCAGAAAGGTGGTGCCTCGACCCCTCAAGGTGCTGGCATCCCCGCCCAAAACGTGGCCAAAGATGTCCCACAATCAATACAAGCCCATTCAGCCCGACAACTCGCCACCGCTCAGGTGGACAACATCAAATCCCAAACCAGACTCAACGAGAGCAATACCGCTCTCACTCTCGAACGCGCCCGCACCGAACAATCCCAACAGCGCAATTTGGGCGCTTCTGCCGGCAACTATGCCGCCAACACAATCCTTACTCAGGCGAAGACCACGACCGAACTCACTCAAAACCGGATTGCTCAACAACTCCTCGAGCAAGCCGAAATCAACACGTCGATCAAGTGGAACGACCTCACGGTGTCATATGCGCAGGCCGCAGGTGCGGCCATCGAACGCGCTATTGACGAGGAGGGAATCGGCGAAATCGCCCGCAATCTCGACCGCCTTCAGGGCGGTTCTCAGATGATTGGCGGGCTTATCAACAAAATCCCCAACCCTTCGCGCGCTCTGCGCTCTCTCCGCAACATGGTCCGTCCCCAGAGGGGGCAGACCGATAGGAACAATTCCGTTATAGAATAGAGGTGACCAACCATGAAATTCAAAGCCGCTTACACCGCCATGCCCCGCGTCCAGTTCGAAACCACTGGTCCGTCTCTCGCCCGTCAGGCGATGAAGGCGGAATGCGATATCAACAACGTTATGCGGAAATACGAAAAGACCGGTGTCCTCGAACACCGCAACACCTTCGAAGGTTCCTATGGGGATTACACCGATGCTCCGCAGGACTACCACGAGGCCATTAATCAGGTCATGGCCGCAGACGCGATGTTTGCGTCCCTTCCTGCTACCATCCGGCGCCGCTTCGGCAACGACCCGGCGGAGTATGTCAATTTCCTGATGGACCCGGCCAATCGCGAAGAGATGCGCCGAATGGGCCTAACAAAGCCCGCAGAAGGCGAAGTCCTTGAAGAGGCCACTACCCCTGCCAAGAAGCCTTCGAAGGCCCCTAAATCGCCGGAGAAGGCGAGTGAGACCCCTTTGAAGGGCGATGAAGATTAAATTTGCACAGTTCCCTACTTGATGTAACTGTGCTGACTGACACCACGTCAGTCTAAACCAGGAGTTTTACCCATGAAACGACGCCAAAAAATGTCCCGCACCAAATCCCGCAAGAATTTCAAGCGGGGCAACAAGGTCAAGGGCCGCAATTACATGACCGGCTCTATGCGCGGCGGCATCCGGCTGTAATGGAGGTCCCGGTGCCGTGTTATTGTCCTCTCGACGGCTGGCGCCACAAGGAGACCAACGGTTTTACTATGCAACCCCAACTCGCCCAAAGAGACCAACCACTCACGGTTCCATGCGGTCAGTGCATAGGCTGCCGCCTGGAACGCTCCCGGCAGTGGGCGATCCGCTGCATGCACGAGCGCCAGATGCACGATGAATCTTGTTTCGTCACCTTGACCTACGACGATGATCATCTTCCCTATGCCGGGACCCTGGTCCTCGAAGACTTCCAAAAATTCATGAAGCGGCTTCGCAAAAATATCGGCCCGGTCCGCTTCTATCACTGTGGCGAATACGGTGAAGAAACGTTTCGCCCTCACTACCACGCCCTAATCTATGGATGGATGCCCAATGACAAATCGCTATTTTCCACCTCTGGTGACCACCCGCTTTACAGCTCGAGCGTTCTCTCCACTCTATGGCCCTATGGACATAGTACTTTCGGAGACGTGTCCTTCGACACCGCTGCCTACACTGCTGGCTATATTCGAAAGAAACTCACCGGCGAACAGGGTGTGGAACGGTATCAGTATGTCGATCCAGAAACCGGCGAAATCATCCCGATAAAACCACCCTACGCTACCATGTCCCGCCGCCCAGGCATTGGCATGGAATGGCTCCGCAAATACGGCACCGAAGCCTACACCCACGATAGTGTCATCATGCGCGGCAGAGAAATGCAGCCTCCCAAGGCTTATGACCGCGCCTTTGAACACATCGACCCCGCTCTATACGAAACCGCCAAATCGCGTCGTCTGAAGCGAAATGCGGAACGTACAAACCAGCCCACCGAACGCCAACTCCGGGCGGGCGAAATCATCGCCAACAAACGCAACCAAATGAGGTCCAAGATATGAAAATCTACGCAATCCGCGACAACGCTGCGGCCTTCTTCATGCCGCCATTCACCGCCCAAAACGACAACGTCGCCACCCGGCTTTTCATCGGTTCTATGGGCGACAGCTTCACCCACCGCACCGATTTCGTGCTCTACCGGCTCGGCGCTTTCGATAGCGAGACGGGTGTCATCGATGTCGATGAGCCCACAATCGTCCTCCGTGGTGACAACGTCTCAGAAACCCTCGATCCACGTCCGCGGCCCGAGGTTAGGAGTGCTGTCCAATGAAATCCGTCATGCAACACAGCTTCGCCCGGGTTCCCTCGGCGAACATCCCCCGCTCTTCGTTCGACCGCAGTTGCGGCCACAAGACCACTTTCGACGCTGGCCTGCTGGTCCCCATCTTCGTCGACGAGGCTCTTCCCGGCGATACCTTCAACGCCAAGCTGACGGCCTTCGGGCGTCTCGCAACGCCCCTCCACCCCTTCATGGACAACCTGTTCATGGACACGCATTTCTTCTTCGTCCCCAATCGCCTCGTCTGGGACAACTGGGAGAAATTCAACGGCGCTCAGGATAACCCCGGCGATAGCACCGACTTCCTTGTGCCCCAAATGGTTGCGCCGGCTTCGACCGGCTATGCCAACTCCACTCTTTCCGATTATTTCGGCATCCCCACGGGCGTTCCTGACCTGCCCCACAACAGCCTGTGGCACCGCGCCTACAACCTGATCTACAACGAATGGTTCCGAGATCAGAACCTCCAAGACAGTGTCGTTGTGGACAAGGGCGATGGCCCCGATGATCCCACCGACTACGTCCTTCTCCGCCGTGGCAAGCGCCACGATTACTTCACCTCTGCACTGCCGTGGCCCCAGAAAGGTCCCTCTGTCGATCTTCCCCTCGGCACGTCCGCTCCGATCGCGACCTTGTCGATCGCTGACGAGACGATCGGCATCCGTAACGAGACGGCAGACCTCGACAACCGCACCATGTACGAAGGCGGCACGACTGCCGGCGTCAAAATGGGTGGCACCGAGGCTGACAACCCCATGTATGCCGATCTCTCCGACGCGACGGCCGCGACCATCAACCAGCTTCGCCAAGCCTTCCAAATTCAGAAACTCTACGAACGTGACGCCCGTGGCGGCACCAGATATATCGAGTTGCTGAAATCCCACTTCGGGGTCACTAGCCCCGATGCACGACTTCAGCGCCCCGAATATTTGGGCGGTGATAGCACTCCGCTTGGCGTCCAGCCCGTGCCCCAAACATCGTCAACTGACACTACGACGCCTCAAGGTAACCTTGCGGCCTATGGCACCGCCGCGATGCGTGCCCATGGCTTCAACAAGTCCTTTGTCGAGCACGGTGTTATCATCGGCCTTGTGTCGATCCGTGCCGACCTCACTTATCAACAGGGCCTCAATCGTATGTTCTCCCGCCAGACCCGGTGGGACTTCTACTGGCCCGCTCTTGCCCACATCGGCGAACAAGCCGTTCTCAATCAGGAGATCTACGCGCAGGATCCCTCCGTTGTTAATGGCGACGGGGATCCCGTGAACGAAGATGTCTTCGGCTACCAAGAGCGTTTCGCCGAATACCGCTACAAACCCAGCCAGATCACTGGCCAATTCCGTTCCAACTTCGCCCAATCTCTCGACACTTGGCACCTCAGCCAAGACTTCGCCTCACTTCCCGCGCTCAACGCCTCTTTCATCGAGGAAAACCCCCCTGTGGACCGCATTCTGGCTGTGCCAGCTGCGCCCCACATCATCCTCGATTCCTACATGTCTCTCAAATGCGCTCGGCCTATGCCGATCTACTCCGTCCCCGGCCTAATCGACCACTTCTAGTTATTGAACAGGAGGATTACGGCCTTGAAACCTATCGAGCAGTCCTCGGCCCACAGGCCGAGTTCTTATATAAAAAAATCTCGCCCCAACGGGGGCGAGTCCAGTCTTTACTAAAAAGCATGGGGGCTTGCCCCCATGCCCTTATGGAGTTCCGTCATATGTCTTTCGCTCTCGGTGCTACTCTCGCCGCCCCTCTCCTAGGCGGCCTCTTTCAGAACAAATCCAATCAGAAAATCTCGGCCAAACAAATGGCCTTCCAAGAACGTATGTCCAACACGTCCTATCAACGCTCTATGGCTGATATGCGCGCCGCTGGATTAAATCCCCTCTTGGCCTACCAGAAAGGTGGTGCCTCGACCCCT